TTCCTTCGCCATCAAGGTCGGATCGATGATGAAATCGGACAAGATCCTCTTGCCGGGCGGCGGCGAGGTCGAGAAAAGCTTCGCCAAGAAGCGAACTAAGTGGCAGCACAAGGATTTGGCGAGCGTCGTCGCCCAGAAGCTCATGAAGATGTCAATCGACATGGACACGGGCGAGGTGAAGGTCGATCCCGAGGAGTTGGCCAAGTCGATGCTGAACTACGTCCAGCCCTCCTACTGGAAGGTGACGCAACTCGAGAAGATCGGCGTGAACATCGACAACTACTGCGAGTCCGGCGACTCGCGCATGAGCGTAATAGTAAGACAACCACACGGAGGAGAAAGCGATGAGTGAAACAACCAAGAAGGACATATACGGGGCGCTCTCAGAGCCGTTCCCGCAGGAGATGGAGCGCACCCTAAACAAGGGCGGGACGAACCTGACCTACATCCCCGTCAGCGAGGTGATCAACCGGCTCAACAAGGTGCTGGGGGCAGACAGTTGGTCATTCGTCGTCCTCCGGTGCGAGCGCGACGCGATCGACCCGGACTTCGTAGTGGCCCATGTGCGAATCGAGTACAGGGCGAGCGAGTCGACGCTGGTCAGCCGGGACGGCATCGGAGGCCAGAAAATAAAGCGCACCAAACAGGGGGCGATAGTCGACCTCGGTGACGAGTTCAAGGGCGCCATCTCCGACGCCCTCAAGAAGGCGGCGCAGACGATGGGCGTCGGCCTATACCTCGCGCGCAGCGACGAGGCGATCGAGATCGAGCAGGCCATGGACGCGCCCGTCGACGAGTCGGTTCAGATCTGGGACAACTTCGTCAGCCTGAGCAAGGGGCTGGACGAGTCAAAGCGTTCGCAGTTGAACGAGTTTTGGGCGAAGATATCCAACAACGCGCCGAAGCCGCGAAAGTCGAGCGACGCATCAATCGACCAACTCAACGAACTGCAGGCAGAGGCAGTGAGGCTCAGCTTCGAGAAGTAGTAAGGTTGTTCGGTGGCAACTGAACAAACGCGCGAGGCGCGCACACCCGAGTACCTTTCGGCATCGTCCATTTCCACATGGGAGCAATGCCCCCAGAGGTTCAAGTACAGCCGTATCGACGGCATACCCGAGCCGGAGACGGACAGCCAGATCATGGGCAATTTCGTACACGATGTGCTGGAGCAGGTCTACAAACTCCCCAGCGACCAGCGAACGGTGGCGAACGCGCAGCAACTGTCGCGCTCCGTCTGGGCCATGGGGTGGGCCGAGAGGCTCGCGGCCATCGGCGCTTCGGAGACGGACATGAGGGAATTGAGGTGGAAGTCATGGTGGTGCGTAGAGAACCTCTGGATGGTGGAGGATCCCCAGAAGATCTCCCCTTTGGGCATCGAGTCCGAGTACTACGTCGAGGTCTTGCCCGGGATCACCATCAAGGGGTTCGTGGACAGGATCAGCGAAATGGGCGACGGGGCGAAGATAACCGACTACAAGACGGGCAAGTTCCCGCGCCCCGCTTACGTCGACCAGAAGTGGTTTCAACTTCACCTCTACAAGGTCATCGTGGAGAGGTCGCTGGGCAGGCCGGTGTACGAGGTCGAGTTGATATATCTCAAGGACGGCAAGAGCATCAAGAAGCAGGTGCGCCCCGAGGACGACGGGATCGTCCTCGCGCGCATCGCGAAAGCCCACGAGGAGATAACCAAGGCGATACAGGCTGGCCAGTTTCGGACGAACGTCTCAAAGCTCTGCGATTGGTGCAGCTACAAGCGGATATGCCCAGCCTGGGGCGCCAGGAAACCGGCGGCGAAGCATGGATGACCAAACCTTCGCGAGGCTGGTGGCAGAGGAGGCGAAGAACAGGATCTCCCCGAGCCAGCGCAGCCTGCTCACGAGCAAGGAGAACTGGGAGCGCTGGAGGCTGAACCTCGTCGCCCTGCTCGAGAACCTCGACAGGCAGATCCAATTCGTGGAGTACTCGCGCGGTTCCGATGTCGCGAGGTACGAGTCCTTCGGCGACGAGGGCCTGGCGCTCGCGCAGAAGGCGAACGCCTCCTACGACTCGCGCGTGACGAAGATTTCCCGCTTCAGGTTCCACGTCGAAAGAAGGCTCAACGAGGTCACGAAGATGATCGAGACGGGGGAGATGACGCAAGTCGACGGCTGGGGGACCGCGGACTTCCTCAAGCGCGGGATCGCCAAGCACCGCGAGTTGCTGAACGAGTACGGGCTCGAGGAGACGGCGATCGACCGCGCGCTGTGGGCTCTGCTCGACGGGTCGTGGATTTTCGACGACATCCTCCCGTCGGAAATCCTGTGAAGCCGCGCAAGCCGATACGCAACCGAAGCAAGAAGACGGAGGCGAAATACGTCGAGCGCAGGAAGCTCGTCTCGCGCGTCCTCTCGCAGAGGCCGAAGTGCGAGGCGTGCCCCGTGTTCGCCAAGCACGACGGCCTGGTGACCTACAGGCTCCACCCGTCCACGGACGTCCACGAGTTGGTCAGACGATCCCAGGGCGGCTCGATTCTCGACGAGTCGAACGTGCTGGCGGTGTGCAGGGGGTGCCACAACAGGATCGGCCGAGAACCAGCGCTCGCGTTCGATCTCGGGCTCGCCAGACACGGCTGGGAGAAATGATCGAGGTCGCCACCATCGGCCTGGACCTGTCGCTTACGTCCACGGGGGTCTCGGTGGGCGGCGAGACGTCCAGCATCAGGGTCAAATCGCGGGGCGCGCGTCGCCTCATGGAGATAAGGGACGAGGTGATGCGCATCGTCGCCGAGCGAGAAATCGAATGCGCGGCGATCGAGAACTACTCCTACGCTTCGCGCAACTCACAGGCGCACTCGATAGGCGAGATCGGTGGCGTCATCAGGCTCGCCCTCTACGAGGCGCACGTGCCTTTCGTCGAGATACCCCCGACATGCAGGGCGAAGTTCGCGACGGGGAGGGGCAACGCGGGGAAGCCGGAGGTTCTCTCCGCCATATCCGCGGCGACGGGGATCATTTGGTCGGGGGGAGACGGGTCGGACAGGTGCGACGCGTGGGTTCTCGAGGAGATGCTTCGCTGCCACCTCGGCGCCACCGGCAGAAACTGGGCGAAGTCAAGCACCGACGCCCTGAAAAAGGTAGATTGGTCACCACTAACCGACATCCACAAGGAGGCGCAGAAATGCCTGCCATTAGCACAGTGAGAACCTCTCCCATAAGTCAGGTCGAGATAGAGGAGAGGATAATCGAACTACTTGACGAGCTCGAGCAGCACACCGAGGCGTTCGAAACGCTCGCCGAGGATTGCGCGCGCAAGGAGTCGAGGCTCAAGGGCGAGTGGGCGAAGGAGTACCTCTCGGCCAAGGGCTCGATCAGGGAGCGCGAGGCGTGGGCGGATTACAAGCTCGCCGACATGGATTTCGACTACAAGTGCGCGGAGGCGCTGGTGAAGGCGAAGCGCGAGAAACTCCTCTCGTTGCGCACCCAGATAGACGCGCTCAGGACGCTCAACGCGAACGTGCGGGTGCAGGTGTGAACGGGATACACGAGTCCCTAACATCGCTGGCCATCCCGCTGGGCAGCCTTGTGTCCCTCAAGAACAACCCACGCCTCGGCGACGTCGGAGCCATATCGGCGTCCTACAAGGAGTTCGGCCAGATGAAACCAATAGTCGTGGTGCAGAACGACGACGGCAAGTACACCATCGTCGCCGGGAACCACCAGTACGAGGCGGCGAAACTCCTCGGCTGGGACTCGATCGCCTGCACCGTCCTCGAGGGCGACGAGAAGAAGGCGATGGCGTTCGCCTACGCGGACAACAGGACGTCTGACCTCGGGGGATACGACGAGGACCTGCTCGCGCAGCTCATAGGGGACGTCGGGGACGAGTACTCGGATCTGATGTCGGGCCTCGGAATCGACGAGTTCGACATGGCCGTGATCGAGCAGACGATCAACGACGCGGAGAGCAAGATCCTGACTTCAAGCGAGTTCGTCCCGCCGGTTATGGCTGACGAGGATGACGCGGAGATCCCGCAGGTTTCCAAGAAGGACGAGGTCGCGGTGGCGGCGCTCGGGAGCACGGCGATCCCGGGAATCAAGAAACCGATGGCGGTCGTCCAGTACACGATCGTGTTCGACAGCGTCGAGCAGCAGAGCAGGTGGTACGACTTCATCAAGTGGCTACGCTCGGCGCCGGAGGTGGACGGGAACACGACAGCCGAGCGGCTGCTTGCCTACCTAGAAGACCACTGTGATTTCTAATGACGCGCCAGAGGTTGTTCCTCAACTCATCCTGCCTTGACGCCGCCAGGGCGAGGTTGCGCCACGTCTACGACACCTTCGACACCGTCTGCGTGCAGTTCTCTGGCGGCAAGGACTCGACGGCGATCCTCCACCTCGCAAAGGAGGTCCACGAGGAGCGCGGCCTTGGGCCGGTGAAAGTGATTTTCCGCGACGAGGAGATGGTGAGCCCCATGGTCCTCGACTACGTGCTGAAGGTGAGGGAGTACCCGTGGGTGGACATGGAGTGGTACTGCCTCCCCTACGGCGCCGAGATATGGATCCTCGGGCGAAGGGAGAGCGCGCTTCTCTGGAGCGGCAAACGCGAGCGCGAGGGCCGGCTCGTGAGGCCGATGCCCGAGTTCGCCATAAACGCGCGGAACTTCGGGTTGAGCCACGACGAGCCCCTGAGGGAGAGCATCGACTACTACACGATGCAGGGGAAGCGCGGGCGAACCGCGTTCATCACGGGCGTGCGCGCGAACGAGTCGATGATGAGGTACAGATCGTGCGTGCAGAAACTGCACGAGAACTACATCGTCACGCCTTTCGGCGTAAAGAGGGGGCTCCCGCTCAAGTTCGCGAAGGTGATCTACGACTGGCAGACGAGCGACGTGTTCAAGTACATAACGGACTCGGGCGGGGAGTACTCGGAGTACTACGACGCCGCCGAGATGACGGGTTCCAACACGAGGGTGGGCATACCCCTCCACTCGATCGCGATAAGGCGCCTGGGCGACGTAATTGCGACCGAGCCGGAGTTCTACGACCAACTCGTCAGGGTCTTCCCGCGCATCGACGCGCAGAGGCGGCTCTGGGCCGACTTCGACGCGAACAAGGTCGTCGAGATGTACTCCGGGGACGGCCTCTCCGGCGTGAGCCGCTTCATATCGAACTACATGATCGGCCCGACGATGCAGAACGCCGCGCGCAGGTACGTCTCGACTTTCAAGAAGAAGATGGCGCAGGACCCCAAGTCCTACCCGATCCACTGGCTGACGAGGAACCTCCTCCTCAGCTCGGTACACGCGACATCGGCCAACCCCGCGGGCCCGGGAACCAAGACGGGAAAGATAATCCAAGACGAGGAGAACCCGAATGTATGAGGTAGTACAGGTTGAACCGAGAAGTCTCGGGCGCGCGCCATGGAGATCCACGTACACCGTGTCGCCCGACCTGGCGGTTCTGGCGCGCTCGCTCGCGACGTTCGGGGTCCTCTCCCCGATCGTCGTGAGGGCGAAAGACATGACGATCATCGACGGCCACGAGAGGTGCTCGCTGGCGGCGATGAACGACGCGGTCAGGGATTCGGTCGGGGCGACCGTGCCGGCCGTCCTCATCGACTGCTCCGAGAGGGACGCGATGATCCTCCATGTCCAGATGAACAGGGGCAGGGGGTCGGTGGTGGCCAAGAAACTCTCGTCCCTCGTCCGCCTGCTGACCGTCTCCTCGGCGGCCACGGAGGACGAGATCTGCCGCGCGTTCAACATGACATTTGACGAGTTGGACCTTCTGGTCGACGGAACGATAATCAAGCATCGCGCCATCAAGGACCACCTCTACTCGCGCGCCTGGGTGCCGGTCGAATCTTCGGCGAAGGTGACCAGCGAGCCTGGGATCGAGGCGCCCCCAAACGATGACAGATGAGGCTAGGTGGTAACATTAAAATAGCAATAATCTGTTTCTGCGAGGATCTATGCCAAAACCGCTTGTACCGACCCCTGGGGATGAGGACGTAAACGTTCCGCGAGTCGAGGACATAAGCATCCCGAGAAGGGTCGGGAGGGTGATCGGCTTCGGGCGCAGGGCGCGCAATGCTGGCCGAACCCTGGAATACGCGCGAAGACAGACGCGAGAAGAACTGGCCGAGAGGCGCAGGGCGAGAGCCCGCCGGGCCAGAGCCCTCGGGAGGTGATCGTTGGTGGCAATAGTTTCCGCAGCAGAACTCAAAACCTACATGGACATAAGCCTGACGAACAGGCAGATGGACGCCGCAGACATGATCCTCGCGGGGCTCCAGAGCGAGATGGAGCTCTACCTCCGCAGGCCCGTCGAGGTCGTCTCGGCGACGGAGCAGCACCGCATCCCCAGCGAGCACACGGGGATTCCGATGAGCTCCTTTTTCGTGAACTCGAGTCCGAGCGGCGATTCCCTCTTAGGGAGCACGGTCGACAACTCCACCTTCCTCGAACCGCCGACGACCGTTTACCTCCTGAACACGCCCGTGGTCAGCGCGTCCGTGGTCAAACTGAAGCGACTGAGGGGGACGGAGAGGACGCTGGTGGCGGAGCAGGACTACGTCGTCCGCGGGTTCGGCGTTGACGTGTTCGGGGCGTACGCGGATGACCTGGTCACCGTCACCTACACGGGCGGCCTCAACGGGTCGGCGATACCCGCGCTCAAGTTGCTGATCCTCCGCGCCGCGACGAGGGAAATGCAGAACATGCACGACGACGTGGTCGGCGTAAAGGATCTCGAGACGAGGAACGTCGCGCCGCTCCAGACGGGGTACCTGGAAATGGAATTGATGACGCTCAAGAGGTACCGCAAGAACCGGTACTCGTGATGACGACAAAGCTCACCATCAAGGTCGACGCGAAGAAGGCGATACTTCGCATGGTGATGATGAAGAAGCGCGCGAACGACATGCGCCCCGTCCTGTGGAGATCAAGGCAGTGGCTCAGGTTCGCCAACGAGGAGAACTTCAGGCAGGCCGGTCTTCCGTCCGGCGGCTGGTCGCCGCTCGACCCGCAGTACGCCGCATGGAAGAAGGTCGAGGCGCCGGGGACGGACCTGATGACCCGCACGGGGCGCCTCTTCAGGAGTCTCACCTCGCTCCAGGGGCCGCCGAACAACATCGACATCATGGATGCCACCTTCGGCACGAGGGTGGAGTACGCGAAGTTCCACCAGTACGGAACGACGAAGATGCCCAAGCGCAAGGTCGTCTACGAGCCGATCGGGTTCGCGAAAAAGTTCGGCGAGGTCGCGGCCGTTTACGTCTGCCACGGCAACATCGCCTCCGTTAGGGAGTCCATGCTGTGACGACCTACCTGATGCACGGGCCGCAGTTCGCCAAGGACTACGTGAACGAGTACCTCAAGAAGGAGATACCGAAACGGCTGGTGGTCTACCGGAACGGCTGGGGGATAAGCGCAGGCGAGTTGCCCGACCCCGAGGATTACTTCACCTACGAGCCCCTCGTGATGGATCACTGGCCCACGATTATCACGGTGGCGATATCGTCCAGCTCTTTCGACCTGATCGGCTGGCACGGCATGCACCCGCTCTACAGGGTCACCTACGCCATGAGGTCGTACATCTGGTCGCGAACCGAGGGGTCGAAGGAGACGACGACCATGCGAGACAGGCTGGCGGTCGTTCTCCGATCCGCCCTGCTGGACTCCCCCTGCCTAGATGCGACGGACCCGAGGAAGTCGTTCAGGGCCGAGATAGACCACACGACGATTCGCGAGGAGTTCTCGGACCTGACGCTCCTGAAGGGCGACAGGGTGCTGGCGGGTGCGTACATCGCCTACAACCTGCTGATAGACGAGATCGTCTACCGCGACGACATAGCGAACGTCGATGAGATAACGATTAAATACCAGAGCAAGGGGCCGACGGGCGTTTTCGACGATTCGGGCTATACCAACGAAGTGGTGGTTGATTAGTCTATTATAGTAGTATGTTCAAAATACTCTCTGGCCGGACCGAACCGGCCGGCTTCGACGACTCCGTCGTAATCGTCAACCTCTCCCAATTCTGGCTCTCCGTCTCGGCCGACGGGGATCAGATCCCGCCAGCGGGGCTGGCGGCCATGGACTCGGCTTCGGTCGCGGCCTCATCAAAGATTCGGGAGCTTGTCGCCGACAACCTGCTGGAGATCCTCGGCGGACAAACCGGAGCCGCCGACAAGCCAAAGAAGAAAAAGAGGGCAGAGGCGGCCCCGGAAGAGCCCCAGCCCACCCAGCCCGACGAGCCAAACCTTGATACAGTAACTATTTCCGAAAAAATCGAAGACACATCATTAGTTGCTGACCCAGTAGAGGAAAAACAAGTATTATTGGAAAACAACATTGACAACCCGGATTAATTAGCGAGGTACCATGCCAGGCGTATCCATATCCACTTCGGTCCGCACCGGGCCATCCGCCACCCTGCTCAACGAATCTTCGCAGGCCTTTTTCGTGGGCAAGGCAGAGCGCGGGCCGGTCAACGAGGCCGTACTCGTATTCAGCCTCGGCAATTTCGAAGACATTTTCGGCGGTTTCGTCACTGGCTCCTTCCTCCACCCGACCGTTGAGACATTTTTTGAAGAGGGCGGCACGCAGTGCTACATCTCACGGGTCGTCGGCCCAGCTGCGACTTCGGGCCTCCTCAACCTTGTCGACGAAGAGACCCCCGGCAACACCACGATTATCCTTACGGCCAACGGCCCAGGGGCGTGGAGCTCGGCTATCGGCGCGCAGGTAACCGACGGAACCGTAGCGGGAACTCGCGTCGTCAAGATTTTCAAGAACAGCGTCCAGGTCGCGACAACGGGCAACTGCACGACGCGCGAGCAGATCGTCGGCAAGCTCAACCTCCACGCCGAGGCGAGCAAGTACATCGTCGCCTCGCTCGGGTCCGACACCAGCCTCCCGAAGGTCGCCGCCCTCACAGCGCTGAGCGCAGGCACCGATGATGCGGCCTCGGTGACGGCGGCGCTCCTGGTGACCGGCCTGGCAAAGTTCAATGACGCGCTCGGGACCGGCGCAGTGTCGTGCCCCGAGAACCAGTCGGCAACCGTGATGACCGGGCTCATCAGCCACGCGAACGAGTACAACAGGATCGCGATCCTCCACACCGACAACAACACCACGATCGCTGGCGCGAAAACCTGGGCGCAGGACGTCATCGCCAACAACCCGAACCTTGAGCACGCCGCCCTCTACTACCCGTGGGTTTTCACGCCCACCGCGGTGGTCGGGGTGAACAGGCAGATCCCGCCAGACGGGTATGTCGCCGGCAAAAGGTCGAAGATCGTCAATGGTTCAAACTCCCACGTCCCCTTCGCCGGAGCGAATTCCCAGGCAAACTTCGTGAACGGTCTGGTCGTAGAAATCGACCGCACGAACGGCAACAGCCTTGACGACGAGGCCGTCAACGCGATCAGGGTGATCAGCAACTCCGTGCGAATTTACGGTGCCCGATCCCTCTCGCAGGACACGACGAACTTCCGATACATAACCGCGCAGGACATCGTTAACTCCGTCGTGACGGACTCCTACAGGGCAATCGAGCCGCTGGTCTTCTCGACGATTGACGGGCGCGGCGGCATCTTCTCCTCGATCGAGGGAAGGCTCATCGCCGTCCTCGAGGGCTACCGGATCTCGGGCGCGCTGTTTGAGGCGTTCGCGGTCAACGGCACGAGGATCGACTACGGCTACACCGTGAGATGTGATGCTAAACTAAACTCAACTCTTGATCTGACAAATGGTAAAATAACAGCCAGGGTCGGCCTTCGGGTTTCCAGCGTTGGGGACAGGATCGAAGTCGACATCATCAAGTCAAGCCTTACCGCATCGGTAACCAATTAACGGAGGAATAAATGGCAAAAGTATCGCAACGCCAGGTCTTGGCCCACATCACCCCCAGATCGACCACGACAATTGGGAATAATGAAGCGCCACCCGCCCTGCAAACGCCGGCCAAAACCGATTTCCTCTTCGCACAGATCTCCGGCGGCGAGATCACGGCCTCCGTGGAGAAGATCTACGAGGGGGGCGCGAAGCGACCGACGGTCCTCTGCGCGCCGTCGGAGATCGGGGACATCACCCTGACCGCCCACTACGACGACGACGCCAGCGACATTGGGTTGATGACGGCCATCAGGAAGATGAGGCAGTTCGTCGGCATCGGCTTCTACGACATCAACGTGAGGGTTTTCAACTGCGGCCTTACGAACCCGGCCAACGACAGGATCTACTCCAACGCCCTTCTCGTCGGTTTGACGGAGCCGGACGGAGACTCTTCGTCGGGCGCCCCGTCGACTTTCGCCCTGACCTTCTCTATCAGCGATGTCAACGTAGAGGCGAAAAAGCCGGCACAGACAACCTAGTTTAACGCCCTTCGGGGGCTCGGCATAGTTGCGCTGGCGACGGCTAAAGGTTGCTAGTTTAATGCCTATTCCCAACCCATCGAAAGGATAAATCATGGCCGAATCACTATATTCGGACGAACCAACAACCGGAACCGAGCCAGCCAAGAAGGCGCGCGAGGAAAAGACCCAGTCCGCGATCTCCAAGGCGGAAAATGCGGAGACGCTCTTGCAGAAGCTCACGTCCACGATCGAGACGAAGGTGAGCCGCAGCGACGTGTTCATCGAGGTCCCGGAGCGCCCGAGAGTGTCGCTACGCATCAGCCCGAACGTCTCCCAGAGCCAGGTGCGCAAGTGGCGCAAGGAGGCAGGCGACGAGACCAAGAACGGCATGGACGCGACCAAGTTTGCGTCGCTCGTGATCGGAAACACCTGCACCGGCGTGATCCTCGGCGACGAGGAGGTCAGGGACGACGAGGGTTACCCGATCACCTTCGGCCACGACGCGATAATGAAGATGACCAACACCACGCGCCCGATCCCGGACGCGGTGCGCGCATTCTTTGCCATCGACCCGCACGTGGAGGCGGCCGCCCTCGCCATTCTCGACGCCGCCGGCTACGGGGACACGATCGAGGCAAATGAGGACCCTACGAAGAGGTCTTCGACGACCTAGTCGAAGAACCTCTAATCAAATCGGTCGCACGCCTGGGCGAGTTGTGGGGGACCGACCCCATCCGGATGCTGGATTGCACGGACGCCGAGTGGGTCATAAGAATGGCTTGTGCTAAAGTAATAGAGAAGGATCGAGCAGCCGCTGAACGGCAAGCCAAGGGTTAACGGCGGCCAAGGATCCACCCCTCGGAGAGAAGATGCCTGACGAGCGCGTCGTAATAAAAATAGAGGTCAAATCCGACGACAAGGAGATCGACCGCACCCGGCGCAAACTGGAGAGACTCGCTGGGGCCAACAGGCGCGACGAGAAGAGGCGCGACAGAGACAGGGACCTGCGGTCGCGCGGCGACAGAAACCGCATAAAGGAAGAGTTCAAGAATTTCGACGGGGTCTCGCGAAAGTACAAGAAACGCTTCGACTCCTTCGACAAGATGATCAGAATGACGGGCCAAGGCCTCTCGAAATTCCTCGGCCTGACGATCAAGGGGCTCGTCCTCGAGATGGCGGCGATGGGCGTGGCGATGATGGGAATCCACCTCCTGTTCGGGACGGGACGGCTCATCATGAAGGCGTACCATGGCGCGATGAAGATGGTCGCAGCGGGGATGGCCGGGGTGGCGATAGCGGCGGGCACGGCGGCGGCCGCCATCAGGGAGCAGCAAGCCGCGATGTTCGCGTTCGCCGGCCGAGGGCAAGCGGCGGAGTTCGGATCCGCCCTCAACCAGACGCGCGTGCAGATGCGCGCCCTCACCATGGACGCCGACCTCGCATCGGTGGGAATCGAGAACCTCGTCGCGGCTTACGGGGAGGTCGTTAAGGGCGGCACGAGGTTTACCACCGGCTCGAAAAACACGCTGAAGGGGCTCATGGACTTCGCCAGCGCCGGCATGGATCTCAAGGAGGGGACGAAGCAGGCCGGAGCACTCATAGCGACGCTGCAGGACACCAAGAAGTCCTACAGCGACGTCGTGTCGGCCGGCAAGAAGTTCAGCCCGCAACTGAAAAAGGCTCTCGAGGAGTTCGAGAAAGGGAAAGGCAGCGACAAGACGAAGGCGGGCCTGACCGCGGCGATCAGGTCCGGCGAGCTCGCCAAGCTCGGAGGAGTGGACGGGCAGTTCGGCGCCGTGTCGGGCACGCTGATCGCCACGCTCAAGGGGGAGTTCAACATGCTGCGCGGCCAGTTCGCGGACTTCGGCCAGAGCTTCCTCGCCCCGATGAAGAAGGAGGCGAAGGAGTCCTTCGCAATCATCACCCGCGCCCTCCAGAGAATGAACGGACAGGTGACCGAGTTCGGCAAGTCGGGCTTCATAGACAAGATCTCCGTCGTGGTCGGAAAGATCTCGGACTTCGTGGTCAGGACCATGCGCGACTTCCTGCCGGGCTCCATGGGGATATTCGAGAGGATCGGCAACTGGTGGGACAACTTCACGGACGGGTGGAACAGAGTCCTCGACGTCCTCAGGCCATTCATCGAGGGCGCCAGGGTGTTCGAGGGCATCCTCAAGAGCGCTTGGCTCCCCGTCTGGGAGCAGATAAAGAAGAACATGTACGACTTCAACAACCAGCTCCTCGCCAACGAGCCGCAGCTCAGGCAGTTCGGGACCAACTTCGGGGAAATGCTCGTCAAGGTCATGGAGTACTTCTCGGAGGCGAGGAAACTGTTCTTCCAGTCCCTGCCTTTCATCAACAAGGTGATAAAGGGGTTCACCAGCCTCATCGAGCTGTTCACAAGCTTCCTAGGCGGCTTCACCAAGCTCACGGGGGGAATCGGAGGGATGGGCGGCGTTAGCTCCCTGATCGGCCTGATGGGCCTGGCCAGGGGCATGAAGAACACGAAGGGCTACTTCACCCAGACGATGAGCACCTCCGGCATGCGCGAGGTCGCCAACATGAACGTGAACGCCCGCGTCATATACGTCAACGGGAAACCCATGATGCAGTACGGCGTCCGGGGCGGGGGCGGGAACATGGGCATCGTGAAGGACTCCAACAGCATACGAACAAGCGGCGGGCCCACCGGCGTGCTGCCGTTCCGGGGCGCGCCAGGGTACGGCACGAGCGGGGGCGGGTTTTCGTCGAGGGGAGGCGGCGGGTCTTCGCCGCGCCCAAAGCTCACGCCCCAGGAGAGGGGCGAACTTCGCAAGCAGTTCGGCGGCCACGTCCGCGCCGGGCAGGGCATCGGGGGCGGCCACCTGATCACGAGCGGGCCGAACGCTGGCGCAACGATACAGTCGCGCACCACCATGTTCGGCAACCAGAGGACCTTCCTGCAGTTCCCGCCGGGGATGACCAGCGTGAGGCAGTACGGACCGGGAGCGACATACGACCCGAACAGCTTCAGGGGCAGGTTTTTCAGTGGCCGGCTGTACAACAACTTCCTCTCCCCCACCTCGGCGCTGAACGGCCCGAAGCAGTACAGACCGGGCGGCTTCGCATCCAGGGTTCAAGGAGTGCGGCTCGCCGCCGGGCACGCCAGGCAGAGCAGGCTGGGCGGGATGGTCCTCGGCAACGAGAACAGGAAAGGTCTGCAGGGCTCGGCGACCGGCGGGATCGGCGTCGGCCTCGGGCTCGGCGCCCTCGCGAACTCCGGAATGGTCTCGGAGGAGGCACAGGGGTTCCTGTCCGCCGGCGCGATGATCGGTATGTACAACCCGCTCGCCGGCCTCGGCATCGGACTCGGCGGCGCGGCCCTGACGTCGAAGACCGTCGGAGGCGGGGCGGTAAGCGGGGCCGCAGCTGGCGCCGCCATCGGAACGATGATCGCCCCCGGGTTCGGAACCGCGGCGGGCGCGATCATAGGCACGGCCGTCGGCGGGTTGATGGGCGGGCTCAACAAGGTCAAGGAAGAGAAGAAGAAGGTGCGGGCGGCGTTCCAGGCGGCGTTCGACAACATCTTCGCGTCCGAGATGCAACTCATCCAGAGAGACATGATCGCCAGCGGGGGCGTCGGCAAATCGGCCATCGTGGCGCGCACGCGCGCGGGCGGATCGATGAACGCCAAGGAAAACCAAATCCTGGACATGGTGCGCAAAGGCGCGTCGGGAGCGCAGTTGGTCCAGTTCATGGCCGCCAACCAGTCGCAGTTCAACCTGACCGACGAGCAGATAAAGGACATGCGAAAGCGCCCGGAGGAGAGCCTGAAAGTGGCCGACAAGCTGGACAGGCGGCAGAAGGCGCAGAACCACCTGACGGACATCTACCAGAAGAAGCTCGAGATCCTCACGCGGTTTACGGGGAAGACGGAACAGGAGGTGGAGCGCATGGCCTCCACGATGGGGGTCGACCTCTACGACGCCACCAAGGACTTCCACACGGTCCTCGAGGAACTCGGGGTGGGCGTCGCCAAGACCAGAGAGCAGCTCCGGGGGCTACAGATGGACATCGCCCTCGCTGGGCTGGACCAATTCGCCAAGGCTTTCGAGAACCTGGATGCTCCCAACATAGTCGACGAGCAGTCCAGAGCGTTCAGGGACGCCTTGGACGAAGCCAGCGGGGAAATGTCCGACTCGGATTTTGCGACCTTCATCAAAGATTTCATGCCGAACCTGTTCAACTTCGCCGGCGGCGGGCTCCAAGGGATGATCCAGGCGCTGGCCCTCTTCGGCCCGGACGGCACCGAGTTCAGCCGTAAGGAGATAATCAACGGGAAAACGGTGACGAGCCCATTCTACGGAGAGAGGGACAGATTCAACACGGGCCCGGTGGGCGAGGCATTCCAGTCGATGCTGCTTCAAGGAATCGGCACGGGATCCGCCACGATGGGCGGCGAGATCAACGCGAGGCTGATTGAAAATGTCCAGGGCCAAAAGTTCATGCTGGACTCCAAGAAGTTCTCGGAAGCTTTCGGAGAGATCGGCATGGCACAACAACTGCAGCTCCTCTCGGATTTGGAGAGCGGCCGGCTGTTCGAAAACGCGGACATGAGCAAATTCTCGATGAATGATTTCTCGCAGCTGATGAAGGCCTACGGCCTGGACGGCGCCGCACTCGGCCTGAAGGCTGTCGGGGAGGGGGACGAGTTGCAGATATCCCTCGACAAGATGCCCGAGGAGCTCAGGGACACGTACCAGGGGATCATCGACATGTTCTCCAATTTCTTCGATGAGCGCGACGCAAGGCCGGATTGGATGACCGACAAGTTCATCAAGTTCGTCGACCAGAACAACGACACCAGCACCCCGAGGGGCAAGGGCATCGGCGACACGACGTCCTCGCGCCTCGCGCAGACGATGGGCAGGCACGCGGCGTTGGACGGGATGCTGACCGGCACGAGGAACGTCACCTCGTCGTACAGGGAATTCGGTCTCGGGTCGATCAACTCCGACCACGTCACGGGCAGGGCGTACGACCTCGTCGGCCAGAACCTCGGCGCCTACCAGAGGCTCGTCCACGCGAACGGAGGGTTCGCCGAGTTCCACGGCGCCAACGGGGGCAGGCACCTCCACGTCGTCCCGGGGCCGCTGCCGTTCGGCGACATGTCCGCGCCCAAAACGACGATCACGAGGCCACTCGGCGGCAAGGGGGGCGAGGCGAGCCCAATGGTCATCAACATGACGGTGAACGGCAACACGGACGCGCAGGCGATAGCCGACGCGGCCGTGGTCAAGCTCAAGCTCGCCCTCAGCAATGAAAGGCAGAGGCGCTGATGCCCGACGCACCGATTAAGTACTTGTTGAAACCGATCAGCTCCTCGGAGGTGAGGGGGCAGAGGTCGACCGCCGACCTCTACACTTCGGAACTTGAGGGACTTGTTGGCACCGTGGGAGAAAAGACCATGCGCTACGGCTTCAACGAGCAGGGCCTGTCGATCGCCCCTGCCCTCCACCTGCAGGCGACCGACTTGGTGAAGAGCGTGAGACTAAGTGGCTACTTCGGATCTGACGAGGATGCCCAACTTGGATACTCGGCGCAGATCTGGATGCGCGTATACCGTGAAGTATACGGACCGTCCCTGCAGGACGGATACAGAAAGATAAGACCTCTTGCGTTATCCAACCCGACGCTCCCCACCACTGAATACCGGCTCCAAGCAGGCAATTCGGGCAAGGAGGCTCTCGGCTCCATCCCCAACATCCACCTTGGCAACGCCAACGGACAATTCGTCCTCCTGTGGCTTCGGTGGATGCAGACGGTGATGGGCAAAACGACCTCGCGCGGCATTCTCATCGATTACTACTTCACCGGAAAAACGAGCAGGGAGAACGTCGATCTGGAAGCGACCCCATCGAACAGCTTCGGTTTATCCAAGAGCGGCGGTTTGACTTTCAAAACCAATGCCCTGAGCGCCTACGGGGGAGGCAAGGGCTTATTCCTAACGGATCAGCCCCTCTATCCGGCGGACACCCCGCTCTCCTACTACCTAGACGACGACCCGTTCAACACGGCGATAATCAAGAAAAACGTGAAGCCGATAAGCATCAACGTCCCGGAAACGTTTAAGGAAAAAATCGTCTATTCCGGGAGCAAAATTTTACGCGAGCTGGATCTGCCGCTGACCGCGCAGAAAATCCCGGCGGATTCAAGCGCGGGAAACGCGGTGACCAGTAAACCCGCCGGCTCCGATGACGATACAAAATACACCTTCACCGATTTGTTCATAGTGAGGGGCAACTTGGCGTACAGGATAGCCCTTGATGAAGACACATCATTTAAAATAAAGAGGCACATCGAGCTCGCCATCCCGACCGACGGAGGGGGCACCCTCAACAAGGCCGGCAAAAAAACCATCGAATGGGGCAAGAATGCAGTACTCCCGAACTTGAAATTCGGCCACCCACCGAACCTGCCGAGTGTTTGGTCGGTCTTGCCGTTAGACACCGCCGATACCAGCTCCTACCTGAAAACGCATGTCGTGAGCGGCTCGGATTTCAACCAGAACGTAGCTACGCCCAGGGACAACCAGTGGCTCCCGGGGTACGGGCCGGCAGACAACTCCGCGGGCGCCTCGATTGCGGCCCGCGCCTACTACTGGTACGTA